CACGCTCTGTCATGATAAAGTTTATGTATTTCAACCCTATAACATTACTAAATTAAAAGGAGAACATCGATATATGTTCGAAAAAGCTTTAGAAAAAATTCCAGAAGCTCTTAATCGAGTTCGGGAGTTTTTTATTCCTTCACTTTCATTAACGCTTATTTCTGAGTTAATTCATAAATATAGAATGTTAATAGAACGAGGTGATGTTATAACTATAGGTTGTACCCCTTGGTATGGAGGATGGTATCAATTAGCAAAATCTTTGAACTATGATAATCCAGATCTTTTTTGGGCTGATGGAGATATTACAGGCCTAGATAAACATTTTACAGATCGAGAATTAACTGCATATTTGATATCAGGAATGCGATATTACGACTGGCAAGGTATGAATCCATCACAACGAACATTATTGAAACGTTTATATTTGTTGATGACATATCATGTCGTAAATAAGATTACTGTTCAGCCAGGTACGTTTTGGCGTTTGATCAGAGGAGTAATGTACTCCGGGGGTAAGGAAACTTCACATGGGGATTCTTGGATTATGGCTCTTATTTTTTTTATGTTTATAGAGTATATAGCTTTTATGCATCCGACAGATGCACCATATATCCGACAGTGTTTAATGTTAAGATTCATCGCTATTATAGTATATGGTGATGACCATGTGTGGTGTGCCCCTAAGGCAGTGCGACATATTATCAATGTAGCAGCATTTGCCCGGTTTTTGAAAGAATTTTTTGGAATGGACTTACGCGATTATAAGGAGTATGATCAATTTCTTTCCCAAGTGGATCATTGTCGAGGTACATTTTTATATAAAGGCCCTAAATTTTTAAAGCGGTATTGGATACCCGGTACTGATATTGATATTTCAGGGTGTGCGCCTGTTATACCCTATAAGGCATATCTTGAGACATTGGTGCGGGCTTGTACCGTCACTGAAGAAGAAGATATTCCTGGACTATTGTTGAAATTGATAGGACAGGCTTGGGATACGATGGGTACTAATGAATTAACTTATGATGTGTTACGTCAGTTATATGAATATGCTATTAATAAAACTAAATTAACACCTCGACAAATTTATGAAATCTGGAAAACAGATGCTAGTAAAGCTAAATTTTTAGCGTCAATGGCGAAAAAAGCTACTATAGGAGAGAAGGAATTTTTTGAAGCGTTTCCTTCTCTAGAATTATTACAATCTCGTCATACGTTTTTACCAGAATTATGTAATAATCGGCCAACAGTATATAATCCTGCCGATTACAATCATTATCCATTTTAAACATTAAATAAAAAAAAA